TCCCTATATTGCAATCACATATTTTAAGGAGTGACCCAATATAGGGAGAGAATCTAATATTCTCAATGCTTCGCGATAAGTTTTCCAGTTTTATCCCATGCTCTAGCAGAATATCCGGAATTTTGCAGTGCTGATTTTAATTCGAGACTCACAATCTTTTGCGGGTGAGTCACTGTAACCAATTGGTTAGTATGCACAGTGAGGGGAACAATGTAAGTAAGTTTGTACATGATGAATCCTAACCTTTATCTATTTCCTAGAATCTCTAGGTTTTGGTGTTTGTGGACCTATATTATCTCCCGTTTTCTCACAGGTAGCATCAGGGTAAACCCTAGGTTTTGTACTTTTCTACCCTTGTCAACCTACTTTTACAGTCTGTTACAATATACACAATTACTTACAATCTCCCAGGTTCACAGGTTCACAGGCTAGGATTACACTCCAGTTAATATTCTCCATTATACATCCCACCTTATACATCCCACATCAATCATATCCCATCAAACATATAACATGGGTGGGGGTAGGGACCTTTTTAGGTTGTTGGGCTGCGTATATCCTAAAGAGCTCCTCATAATTTTCTAAAAAATTTTAAACTCATCTCCCTAAGAATCAATCTTCTCAATTCTTTCAATTCCTCTCAATCTTCCTGACCCCAATAAAATTATTCCATCTCACCAACTATACTCATACCAAGTACAGAATTCCTGGAGTTCACAATGGCTTCACAATCTACAGATGAGCGGGCGCTCACACTTTTGGGACAGGGCATTGAACCATCCACAGTTGCCTCTGCAATAGGGGTATCACCATCCTACATTTCACAACTTATGTCAAATAAGGAATTTGAGGCAAAAGTTGTAGAGTTGCGAGTTGAGAATCTTGTAAAGCATTCTGAAAGAGACTCAGCATATGATCGCATAGAGGAGTCTTTGCAAGGGCGACTTGAAAAAATGATTCCCATGATGTTCAAACCCATGGAAGTTGTTAAAACTCTGCAAGTAATTAATGCGGCCAAAAGGAGAGGACCAGGCTCACCTGATTCCATCACACAGACTCAGGAAGTTATTTCTCTTACTCTCCCAACCACAATTATAAATCAATATATGATTACTCCCAAGCTTGAAACTAACTCATTAAATCAAGTTATCAAAGTAGGCGAACAGGATATAATCACTGTGCAATCTAATCGCATGGAAGATTTACTCTCAAATCAGAAATCTTCTCAACTTAAGGAACTTCCCTATGTGCTACCAGAATCCACTAATGCAAAAGAACTTGCAAATGACAGAAACTCAGGCTGAGAAACTTAAGCAACTTGAGGATAAGAATCGTGAGGCGGCACGGAAATTGCTTCTGCAAGTACAGTTGCAACTTTCTCGACAATCTATACAAAGGAAGCTCTGATGACTTGGAGAGATAAGTTAGGTATTGGATATCCAGACCGCGGCGAAATTCCTGAAACTCCCGTAGAGCCAGAATTCAAAGAAGCTGGATTCAGAGCACATGAAGTTGAAAAGCTCGCCAAGAATGATGCCAACTTCTTGGCAGCTTTATTCATGCCTGCAGTTTTTAAATACCTCTTCCCAGCAATATTTATTCAGATCTGGAACTGGCTTGTACATCATGCCCACAAAGTTAGAGATTTCTCACAACTTGCAATAGGCTTGCCGCGCGGATTTGGTAAGACAATGCTTATCAAAGTGTTTGTGGGATACTGCATACTCTTTACAAACAAAAAATTTATCCTCATCATTTGTGGTACCCAAACTAAAGCCAATAATATTCTCACCGATATATTTTCCATGCTCTCAGAAAGTAATGTGTTGAGAGTGTTTGGTAACTGGAAGATTGGCGTAGAAACCGACAGACAAGATCTTAAGCGATTTGGATTCAGAGGTCGCACAATTATTGTGATGGGCGCCGGCGCTCAATCTGACATTCGAGGAATCACACTTGAAAATGAGCGGCCAGATGTTATAATCTTTGATGACATACAAACTCGCGAAGAGGCAGATTCTGAACAGGTATCTTCCAATCTGGAAACTTGGATGTATGGTACAGCAATGAAAGCAAAGTCCCCTCATGGATGTTTGTTCATTTTCATTGCCAACATGTACCCAACTAAGAACTCACTTCTTAGGAAAATCAAATCTAATCCTGCTTGGACCAAAGTTATTGTAGGTGGGATACTTTCCGATGGTACATCACTTTGGGAAGATCTCCAACCGATCAACCAGCTACTTAAAGAATTTGAGAATGACCTACATGCAGGTAAACCTGAAATCTTTTTCTCAGAAGTTCTGAATGATGAGAATGCATCTGTAAACAACCTGGTAGATCTATCCAAGCTTCCAAAACTAGCTTTCGCGCCCGGCGACATTCACCAAGGTAATTTTATAGTTATTGACCCCTCAGGTAACAAATCCACTTCTGATGCAGTCTCAGTGATGTATTTTGAAATCTACGACTCAGTTCCAATATGTAGGAAACTTAAAGAAGGTAGGATGTCCCCAGGTGATACAATTCGCACAGCACTTATAATGGCACTCGAACATAATTGTTGTGTGATTGCGATTGAATCAAATGCCTATCAAGCATCTCTATGTTACTGGTTCAATTTCATAACAACACAGCAAGGCATCCAAGGGATTCATCCAGTAGAAATTTACTCAGGAGCCAATTCTAAGAATTCTCGCATCCTTACAATGTTTAAACAACTTAAGGCGGGCGAAATCGGGATAGATTCCGAGTGTCTTGCGGCGGTCTCACTGCAAGTTGTATCTTTCAATCCACTTAAAACCAATAACACAGATGGATTGCTGGACTGTCTTGCATATGCGCCGAAAGTTATGGAACTGTATATGGATCTAATAATTTCTTCTCTTACAATTGAGAATCAGGAGTTTTCTAAGATTAGGATTCCTGAGGCAATTGAGAATTCACCATTCTAAGGAGTTACCATGTATTATTTAATTCATTCTCAAGAAGTACTTGAAGGATATTTACAGGTAGATCTATTTAAAAACTTGACCTGTAAAATTGGTGATGAGCTAGAGATTGCTAATTGCAAGTCCACTGTTATTCACATTGATCAATTTGAGTTTCACAGAGAAGCTATAAGTAAGCTGTTAAAGTATAGGACAGACTACTGTAAACTAAATTGTGATGTAGGTAATTACATTCCAAGATCAGAGCGCAACTGAGGGAATGTCACCATAGCGACGGAATACTTTAGTAGTTAATTTTAACCAAGGATTTATATGGCAGGCGCAACACCTCTTAAGATTAAAGATGATTCTCAGGAAGCTCTAATACAGTTCCATAAACAGTGCTATTCAATGCTGAATCAGCAGTGGAATGTTCGTGAGCAGATGAGACAAATTGATCTTGCCTATATTAGAGAAACTGACTGGACTGTAGAACATCAGCGAGCTAAACTTGCTAACCGCTATGGCGATTCTACTAAATTTCAGAATGTAACTGTACCAATTGTGATGCCTCAAGTTGAGGCTGCAGTTACATATCAATCTTCAGTATTTCTTACAGGTAACCCACTTTTTGGTTGGGTAGCTCCACCTGATCAACAAGATTCTGCTTTGCAATACCAAGCAATTGTAGAAGAGAACTCTATTCGCGGTGGCTGGATTCGCCAGTTTATGATGTTTTTCCGTGATTGTTTTAAGTACAATCTTGGACTTGTAGAGGTATGTTGGGACCGTCAAATTACTCCTGCCATTGAGACTGATATTGGATTTTCAATGTCTCAAGGTAAGCCTAAAGAAGTTGTTTGGGAAGGCAATAAAGTAAAGCGACTTGATCCTTACAACTCATTCTGGGATTCTAGATATCCTCCAACTGAGCTGTATAAAAATGGAGAATTTGTAGGTTCCACAGAACTTATGTCGAGAGTTCACCTGAAGAAGTTCATTGCAGAACTTCCAGATAAGATGGTTTCAAATATCAGAGCTGCATTTGAGTCTGGTATGGGATCTGCATCTATGGGAGCTGGAGGTATAGAATCTTATTACCTCCCAATGATCAATCCAGATGCATTGATTACTAAAGATCCTAAGAGATCTACAGATTGGATGTCTTGGGCAGGGATTCTAGATAGGCCGGCAAATGAGATTATTTATAAAAATCTGTATGAAGTAACAACTCTCTATGCTCGCATAATTCCGCAAGATTTTCGTCTCAATGTTCCATCTGCAAATACTCCACAGGTGTGGAAGTTTATCATTGTAAACCATCAAATTCTTATTTACGCAGAGCGTCAGACTAATGCCCACAATTTCCTACCTGTTCTTTTTGGTCAGCCAAATGAAGATGGTTTGGCCTATCAAACTAAGGGGCTTGCCCAGAATGCTAAAGTGTTCCAAGATATTGGGTCAGCTTTGGTAAATTCTGCAATGGCTGCAAGACGTAGAGCTATCTCAGACCGAGGTATCTACAATCCTCTACTTATTTCTGCTGAGCACATAAATAATGATTCTCCAACCGCTAAGATTCCAATGCGACCGGCAGGATATAATAAGGCTCCATCTGAAGCTTACTTCCCAATTCCTTACAGAGATGATCAGTCTCAGGTAGCTTTCCAGGAACTTGGAGTTATTCAACAATTTGCCAATGACGCAAACGGCCAGAATAAAGCCAAGCAAGGTCAGTTTGTAAAGGGTAATAAAACTTTGCATGAATTTGATACTGTCATGGCAAATGCTAATGGTAGAGATCAAATAACTGCTATGATGTTTGAATCTCAAGTATTTACACCTCTAAAAGAGATTCTTAAAATCAACACAATGCAGTATCAAGCTGGAGTTTCTATCTATTCTCCATCTCAGAATCAAGTTATCAAAGTTGATCCAGTTGCTTTGCGTAAGTCTTTTGCAACATACAAAATTTCTGATGGCCTCACTCCAACAGATAAGGTAATTTCAGGAGATGAGTTTGCTGTGGCTATCCAAACTATTGCATCCTCTCCACAGATTGGACAAGGTTACAATCTGGCTCCCATGTTCTCTTATCTTATGAAAACTAGAAATGTGGAGCTTAAAGCTTTTGAGAAATCTCCTCAGCAACTAGCTTATGAGCAAGCAGTTGGAGCTTGGCAACAGACTGTTATGGAAATGTCTAAGAGCTCTGAAATTACTCCAGATAAATATCCCCCACAACCTAAGCCTGCTGACTATGGATATAATCCTGGAGCTCCAGCAACTCAGCAAGGTCAAGGACAGTCCGCAACTAATCTTACTGAAGCTTCTCAAGGGAGATAATTATGCCTCAACCAAAAGCATCTCAATTCTCAGCTTACGCATTTACGGAGGAAGAACTACTTCAAGCATCAATACTTTCACCAACTCAAATCCAACTTATCCAAACCGATATGGCTCAGATTGCAGAGAACATTCTAGCTCTGGAATTTGATCCAACCCACCCTCAAAAGTTTGTGCAGAATGATGCTCACCTAAAAGGGCAACTTGCTGCATACAGATATCTTCTATTGCGCTCAGAAGAATCTGTAATTCAACTTAAAATGCGCAATTCCCAACCCAACTGATAGGATTCCATCATGTCTATTTTTGATATCTTCAAGTCTTCGCAACCTCAACCTGCTCCTTCCACACCTCCAGTTACTCCTCAACCTGGAGTTCAAAATCCTGGACAACCTTTGCCAGGTACCCATTCTTCTGCATTTACAGCTCCTAATGGTGTGGTTCCTACTCAGACATCTCAGAATCCTGCAACTCCGCCAACTCCACAAACTCAACTGGATCCTAATGCGTCCCCAATGGATGCCTTTAAGGATATTTGGCAAACTCCTACCACTACAGATCCAAACCAGAACGCTCCAATGTTCGCAAATTTGGATCCTAAGAAATTGATGGAATCTGCTAAAACTGTAGATTTCTCAAAATCTCTCAATGCAGAAACCCTGCAAAAGATTCAGGCTGGTGGAGCAGATGCAGTTGCTGCTTTGACTGAATCTCTCAATACTGTTGCACAAACTGTGTATGCTCAAAGTGCTTTTGCTACAACTAAAATTGTTGAGCAAGCTCTTGAAAGACAGCAAACTCAGTTGGCTGCACAACTCCCCACCATGGTCAAATCTCAGCAAGCTTCTGAGAATCTGATGGCCAACAATCCAGTTTTTAACAATCCTGCAGTTCAGCCTCTTGTGCAAGCTGCCAGAGAGATGATGATTAGAAAGTTTCCCCAAGCTACATCTGCGGAAATTTCTAACCAAGTTGAGGGATACTTTAAAGCCCTTGGCTCATCTTTGGCTCCAGCTCCTACTCAAGCTTCTACAGCTAAGAGTTCTCAAGATATGGATTGGGATAAGTTTTTGGCTGGGAATTGAATCCTTTAATTATCTAACCTCTTAGGAGATTACTATGTCTTTGGTTAAAAATCTTATTCAAGATCCTACAGGTCCTAGCAGAATTGCAGTTGCTGGAGATATTATTTGCACTAATGAAGTTGTACCTGCTGCAAATACATCCACTGCGCTGACATTCACAGGTGCAATGCTTAGCTCACCTATCTTTCTTTCCAATCCTGGCGGCGCAGCTACTTACACTTTGGATACTGCTGCAAACATTCTGGCAGCTTTGGCTCCCCAATTTATTTATAATGCCAATGCAAGCAACACTGCTGGTACGGCAGTTTTCCAAGGTATTGAACCTGGCACAGCTTGGAGAATTAAGATTGTGAATGCTTCGGCAAACGCAATCACTGTTGCTGCAACTGCAAACACTGGTATCGTTGTTAACCGCGGCTCTGTTGCAGCTTCAGTTTCCAGAGATTTCTTGGTGACTGTTAAAGCTGGAGCTCAGGCACAAAGTTATGCTCCAACAAGTACTAGTGGTTCTGCAGTCTTGTATGTAACTCCAGCTCAAGCTGCAACTTTGGTTCCAGGTATGATTGTTACTAATGCAGTTCTTAACTTGCAAGGTCAGACAATCATCTCTGTGAACACAACTTCTGGCGCAGTTACTATGTCTGGCAATGCTAATGCAACTGGCAGCTCAGTTTTTGTGAACTTCTCTCCAGTTGTTCAGATTGACGGTCTGTAAGTCACTCACATAATCTTTAAGTTTTCAATTTTAGGAGAATATTATGTCCGCAGGTATCTTTACCACTGGCCAACTTACTCAAGATCTGGCTAAGAAATCGTTTGCTTCCATGATTACCAGACTGATGCCGAATGGTACGGCACCACTGTTTGGGTTGACTTCCATGCTGTCTTCGGATACTGCAGTGCAAACTGAGCACGGCTTCTTTACCAAAACAATGTTGTTTCCAGAAGTCACAATTGGCGCAGGCGGCCAAACTTCCGGTGATACAACTTTTACTGTTGCATCTACCAACAACATTCTGCCTGGCATGATTCTGCAGGTTTCCAGCACTCTGGAGAATGTGATTGTTAATGCAGTTGTTTCCTCTACTCAACTCACAGTTACTCGTGGCTTGGGTTCAACTGCTGCAGCTGCAATTTCTGCTGCTGTTAAGCTTTACCAAGTTGGTAATGCTTACGAAGAAGGTTCGCTGCGTCCGCAATCTTTGATCATCAACCCAGTTCGTATTACTAATCTGACTCAGATTTTCCGTAATACCTGGGCAATCACTGATACTGTTCGCGCAACTATGATGATTGCAGGCGATACAAACGTTGCCGAATCTCGTCAAGATTGTGCAGCCTTCCACGCAGCTGATATTGAGAAAGGTTTGATCTTCGGCCAGAAATCTCAAGGTACTCGTAATGGCCAACCTTTCCGTACAATGGATGGTTTGATTTCCATTACTTCCAATCTGTCTTACTATCCTTCGTATTACGCTGCAGCTAACGTGAACACTGCAGGTTCTACTACCAATTATACCCAACTGGAAACCTATCTGGATCCGATGTTTAACCAAACAACTGATCCCAAGGTTGCTAATGAGCGTGTTTTGTTTGTTGGCGGTACTGCTCGTAAGGTGATCAATAACATTGGCCGCCTGAATGGTACTTACTACATTGTGGATGGTCAGACTTCTTATGGTCTGCAATTCTCCACATTTAAAACTTCTCGCGGCACTTTCCGTATGATTGAGCATCCTCTGCTTAATTCCAATGTTACTTGGTCTAAGATGGCAGTTGGTGTTGATCTGTCTTCTTTCCGTCTTGCTTATCTTGGTGATCGTAAGACCCAGAATAAGGAATTCAACCAAGATGGTACGGAAGCTAATGACAATGGTATTGACGCAGTTGGGGGTACTTTGACAACTGAACTTACCACTGTTGTTAAGAATCCTCCTGCAAACTCAGTTATCTATAATCTGACTGCTGGCGCTAACGGTTAAGCTCCTGTGGTGGGAAGAGTTAGGGGGATCTCTTTAAAATCCCTCACCCACCTAACCAATTGGATTTTATCATGCCTGAAATCAAAACTCTTCATTGCTTTTTTTCCTCCATTCCTTCAATTAATTTTATTTTGAAGAATGGTAAACAGTGCGCTTTCGTAGACGGTGCATATTACACAGATTCACCTGCTGAGATTGAGGAACTTACCACAGAAATTTCTGCTGGCCATCCTCATCTGTATATTAAGAAAGAGCAAGAAACTATTGAATCCAATCTTCTGGATCCTATGGAAGCTTTGAAGGCTAAGTTCTTCGCTGAATTTGCTGCTCAGCAAGCTGCTGCAACTGAAGATCCTACCCGTGATATGGGTGAATCTGAAACTCAGAAGTTGCAACCTGGCAATACAAACAACATTGCAGAAGCTGCCGCTGGTGGTTCTGGTGCCGCAAGACTGTTGGCAATGGCACAAGGTTCCCAAGCAAAAGTGATTTCTGGAGGTTAATATGTCACTAGCCGAACTGGTCCAAGAAGTTTATAATTTGACAGGCCGACCAGATCGAGTTGCAGAGACTCTTTCGGCGGTCAAAGCTGCAACTCTTAAAGCTCACCAATCAGATTTTTATTGCAAAGATCTTAAAGAAGTTGCAGTAGCTTTTAACTCAGCCGCTTTTATTCAGGCTCTAGATTACAAAGCAGTTCTACCTCTGTGGAGAGCTGTTAAATACTTCAGAAAATATGACCTTTCTACGGACACTCCTGGAAAGGTTTTGACACTTGTAGAACCTGCAAATGTATTTGATAAGTATGCTTTGCAAAAGCAAGATATTTATTATGTTGCAGGGGCTTACGTACAAATTAATTCTTCTACTCAAGAGCAGTACTATCTAATTGGATACTACTCTAATCCAGATATCACGCAAACTGGGTACACTTCTTGGGTAGCTTCTGATCATCCATTCTGTATCATATACGACGCAGCTGCTACAGTATTTAAAAGTATTGGTAAGGATGATGAATCAGCTAATTTCAGAAATCTATACGCAGAGCAGATTGCTCAACTAAAACTTTCCAACATCCAAGCTAATGGATATTAAGGAGTTGGTATGACATCTATATTTGGCGGCAGCCAGACAGTTAATGTGAATGTGAATGGTACTTTAGTACCTCAAAGTTTCACTGCAACTGCTGGTCAAACTGTTTTTAATATCACGAATTTCTCTTACACACAAAATACAAATTCTCTGCTGGTATTTATTAATGGAGACAAACAAGGTTCAGGTAAAGATTTTGCTGAAACCTCCTCTACAAGTTTCACACTCACTGAAGCTTGTTTGGGGGGAGAGACTGTCGAAGTAATTGGGTTTCCGCAAATAGATCTTACTGCTGTAAATGCGGGAGCAGTGAATATTGGAGGAACTTATTCTCTGGCTCAGTATCTAAATGATTCAGTTATCAATGTAAAAGCTTACCCATATCTTGCTAAAGGTGATGGAGTAGCTGATGATACAGCAGCTATTCAAGCTGCTATTAATTCTTTTGCTGGTAATCCTGGCTGCGTACTATTTCCAATCGGTGAGTATAAAATTTCAGAGTCTTTAGTACTAAAAGATTTTGTAGCTTTGCAGGGGGAGGCTCATATAGTTTCGCCAGGATACTATTTTAAACGTGGAGCTACAATTGTAGGTAATTTTACGGGGCCTTTGATTAAATACGAAGTATCCTTAGCTTTGCAGCCACTTGAAAATGGATTTTATATCTCAGACTTAATGCTGAACGGCAGCAACGTTTGCACAAGTGGAATATATCTGCAAAGATTTAGAAGTGTGCATTTACATAGAGTTGTTGTAAAGGACTGCAAAGATTACGGTATCTGGCTCGATGAACAAGAAGCTCAGTCTTCTAATACAGCAGTTATCGAAGATTGCTACGTCAATAATTCTTTTATTGCGGCTTACAGAGTTTGTGGGCAGTGGGCAAAAATTCATAGGTGTATTTCAGATGGCGGATTTAACAGTCTAATTCTTGATAAGACAGCTAGTGGAGCAACAGTCACTGACTGTCACTTTGAAGCAGCTTATGATGTGGCCATCAAAATTACTGGAGGTGGTGGTAATAAGATTGCCAATAATAATCTATTCTTATATAGGTATAAGATTGCTGATGGTACTCATGGAACTACCCCCTATCCTGCTCAAGCTAGACAAGTTGGCATACTAATAGATGCCACTAGTGGAGGTTGGTATAATCAAATTAGTGGCAATCAAATTCGTTATAGTACAGATGGACTTTCTCCGTCGGCGCCTTCTACTAATATTAGAGGTATTTCAGTTACTAATAACATAAGTCATATTAATGTTATAACTGGAAATGTTATTTATGGGGTTGAGTATGGAGTATGGCTGTCTGGAGACAAGAATACTTTACAAGGAAACTCCATTTCTTCTGGGAAAGCAGGAATTTATATTGAGTCAAATAGTAACACAATTTCTGGCGGATTTATAGAAATCTATCCTCCAGCAGCAGGAACCTATTGTGTTGTAAGAGCCTCAGGAAGTTTGAATACTGTATATGGTATAAGTACTTCTGAGCCTTTCTATAATATATCCCCAACTGGACATCTCACAAGTACTGGAATTTTAGTTACTGCTGCGCCCCTAACTTTGATTAATTACACTGTAGCAACATTACCTAGCGCAGCTTCTTCAGTTTATTCTAGGGCGTTTGTTTCGGATGCTACAGTTACTAGTGCAGGTACAGTAGTTGCAGGTGGAGGTAGCAACAAAGTACCTGTGTACTCAGACGGAACTAATTGGCGAATTGGATAATTTAAGGACTCATCATGACAACCAAAGCTCAAGGTATTACTCTTCCTTTTAGAAAAGATGCTCCATCTCTTAGGGATTATAATATAGATTCCACTGGAGCTACTGATGTAACAGCCTCCATTCAAGCTCTTCTGGATACTTGTACCTCTCTTATAATTCCAGAAGGTTTGTACAAGATTACTGGACTAGAGATTAAATCTACTTCTCCATTGAGAGAACTCATCACAGAGGGATTCCCAAAGTTTGTGCTTACCTCAGCTTTAAACTCTGTGGCTCTTAAGGTTTCCAAGCCGCAGTTTTTGGACATTGGCGACTTAGAACTTACAGCTACCGGGACAAGTACTGATGGGCTTAATACAGTAGGTATAAGCTTACCAGCTGAATCTTATGTAAATCTTGGTAAGATAAGAGCCACAAATTTTTCATCTAAAGGATTGTTAAGTACTGCAAGTGTCTTTATTGGAATAAAAGAATTTACTTGCAGCTCTTGCGCAGTAGGACTAAGTTTACAAAAGTCAGGAGTTGGTACTCCAAACACTGTAATTAGTATCGGTAGAGCTTACATTTCTGGATGTAATAGAGGCTTTGAATCTGACGGCACGGTTGCTCTCGATGTTGGGCTTTTAGTTCTAGAATATTCAGGGAATGCTACTACTCCAGACGGGGCTTTGCATCTTACAGCTACAACTGGGATTATTAAATCTCTGTATTTTGAAGCCAATAATAGAAATAAAGTTCTTACAGATTCCACAGTTGTTATTGGAGCTAAATATGAGCTTGCCGCAACGGCTGCAGATGTTATCTCATATGTAGGACTGGCGTTTTCTGATAGAGGATACACCCAAACTATTGGGAATACAATTAAAACTAGATTTCTCAAGCCAGATGATTTGGGATCCCAAGACTTACAAATTGGATCTAATTTAGTTGCTCCCCTTGCTGGAACTTCAGTTAAGTTTGGGGATGTTACTACAGAAACTCTCAAAGGTACTGTGCCTAATGCAACTTGGACAACCGTAAAAGCTTTGGTTGGACAATCTGGGGCTGGAGAATCTAGACAATCTTACAGGTACGCAGTGTATGCAGGTCAAGCTGGGTCTACTACAGGATACGATTCTGGTTACATTCTAAATGGTATAATCTACAGTGACTCAGGCGCTGTACCTGCTTGGCTAAGAATTAATGCAGGTAACTTGCAACTTAATATAACATCTGCTGGCGTTGGTTTGAATTATGGTTGCACTCTGGTTATCTATAACGCAATTGGTGCGTAAGGAGTTCCTATGTCTCAGATAGTTTATGGTGCAAACCTATCAGCTAAATCATTCCCATTTCTATCTGAGAACTGGGGCAAAACTGTTATTGTAAAGGGGCCTGATAATGTATTCAATGCACAGGTAGCAGCTCGGGAGGATTCTGACAAAGATGTTGGAATCCCTCAAATCTATTATGTGCACAATGTATTACCTACAGACGCTGGATTTCAATCTGTCGGGTACTCTCAGATTACATCCTCAGTTCCAGGTAAAACTTTTATCTCTCAAACTCTTCTCAGAGATGCTGCGGATAATAAGGTGTACATGGCAATTACTTCCGCAGGTGAGGTGTATTTAAATTCAGGGAGTTCTTGGGTATATAAAACTACATTCACAGGAACTTATTCAGCTCTTACAACTGCCTATGTGTCAGGAGTTACCTATATCTGGATTCCAACTGTAGGTTGCTATAAGTATGACTTCGGAACTTCTGCTTTTGTTTCTGTAACTCTCACAGGTTTGGATATTCCAACCACTCTTGGTATCTGCCCTTCGTATGGTTATCTAGTTGCTTGGACTAAAGATTCTATTGCTTGGTCATCAACTATAGATCCAACTGACTTTGTGCCAGATCTTGTAACTGGCGCAGGTGGTGGAGCTGTGGAAGGTATACGAGGTGCAATTACTTTCTGTCTACCTCACACACTTGGCTTTATAATCTATACTACGGCTAACACAGTTGCAGCACTGTTCTCAGGTAATACCCGGTTCCCATTCAATTTCCGGGAGATTGTGAATTCGGGCGGCGTGGCTTCTCAAGAAATTGTGTCTTGGGATTCCAATACTGGTAACCATTACGCATACACAACTTCTGGACTTCAACTTATATCCACATCCCAATCTCAAACAATATATCCAGAACTTACAGATTTCATCTCAGGTTTACGCTTCGAAGATTTTGACGAAACCTCTTTAGTTTTTACAACTACTGCACTAACATCTGTTATGCAGAAGAAGCTCACAGTTGTAGCAGATAGATATCTTGTTATATCCTACGGAGTAACTTCCCTAACTCACGCATTAGTATTTGATATCGCTCAGAAACGTTGGGGCAAGCTTAAGATTCCTCACATAGATTGCTTTGAATTTCAGCTTTCCAACCCAGGCGTGTATGAAATCCCAAAGCAATCTCTGGCTTTTATGCAAGTAGATGGAACCATTAAAGTTGTGGACTTCCGCGCAGATAATCCTTCGGCGGCCGGAGCTATATTGCTAGGTAAATTTCAGTACGCAAGATCAAGACTTTTGCAACTCGATACTATAGAAGTTGAGAATGTCTACAATACTACATTCGCCTGTAAAGTATTGTCTTGTTTAGATGGCAAACAGGGAACTTGGAGTACTCCTTACGACGCCTCAACAGTTGGCTCACTAAGTAAGAAATATCTTACAAAGCTTATAGCTCTCAACCATTCAATCCTTTTCACAGGCTGCTTTAAACTTGATTCAGTTGTGCTTACATTTAACATTCATGGGAAGCCATAATGGGACAGCAATACTCAACTAATCTTGGACTGTCTCAACTTCCAGAGATAGATGAGAAACAATTTGGACAGGTATATGCAGAACTATTACGGATGCGCAATGCACTGAAAGTTCTGCAGTCTGCTTTAGATGTATATACTGGAGCACTGGGAGAAACTGAATCAAGTTACTGGGATCAAACACCGGCTTATGCTTATCTAAGACTGCAGAACATTTCAAGAGTTTACAGGAAAGCCACTGAAACTATCTCAGCAGGCAGACTTGTAAACTTCTATAATTCTGCTGGAGAACTTGTAGCTAGGAATGCTAATGCTACAGATGCAACAAAGCCTGTAAGAGCTTATGCACCTAAGGAAGTTCTAAGTGGAGAGTTTGGAGAGTTTGTTATTCTGGGACTTATGCCCTCAGTTGGATTGACTCCTGGAAGTTTATACTATCTCACAACTACAGCAGGTGCATATTCAGCTACTGCTCCAGCAGTCCCAGGAAATCTTAAGCAAGAAATTGGGTGGGCTTATTCTGACAATCTTATGGTATTCAACCCAATATTAAATCCTGCTGTAATCTAGTGACCCTACTGTATAACTTTCCCCCTAGAATGTAATATAGTAAAAGTCCAAATCTAACATTCCAGGGACAAACTTCTAAAGGATGTTCCAAATGACCCCCACGCATATATCAAAGACAACTAACGGAGCCGTAATCATGGTTGGTACAGAAGACTTTGCTAGACTTGAGGATAAGGTAAACAGCATAGCTGATGCGCTAAATAAACTCATTCTAGTTGAAGAGCGACAACTTACTCAAGGTGAGCGCATAGGTAAGCTAGAAGCTGAACTTGCTGCCACTAAAGAGAAACTTGCGCTCACTAAAGAAAATCTTGATCGTTGGGTAAACCGAGGCATTGGAGTTTGGGTAGCTGTTGGAGTTATTGCAGCTTCGTATCAATTTGGAATTCAAGTATTCCACCAGTAGGAGTTTATTATGGCTGCAGCAGATCCACTAACCGCTGTACTTAATATAGGTAACTCAATCATTGAGCGTATTTGGGAAGACCCAGCTAAGCAAACTGACGCAAAGCTTAAGCTTCTATCAATGGCTCAAGCTGGGGAGCTGCAAATAATTTCTGATCAGTCAGCAGTTATTCAAGCAGAAACTAAGTCAGATAGCAAACTTACCCAAGCTTGGCGCCCAATTACAATGCTTTGCTTTGTAGCTATCATTGTAAACAATTATATAATCTATCCGTATCTGTCTCTATTTTGGCACGCTGCTCCTCAACTTCCACTGCCTGCAGATCTTTGGGAATTGCTTAAGATTGGTATTGGAGGTTATGTTGTTGGTAGAAGTGCCGAGAAGATCACCGGCCCAATACTGGAAACCATCTCAAAACTTAAAACTTCTAAGGACTGATCATGGCAATTCAACAAAACAATCTACCGGCGCTTATAGAAGCGCTAACCAAGGGAGCTACAGCTCTCAATGGATCTAAGACAACTGAGACCACATCTTCCAATATATCCAAGGAAGGTGTGTCAGCTTTGCTATCTCAGATTCTATCTGGTACGCAAGGTTTGGCTTCAGTTGCAGGTGGTCAAAGATCTGCTGGTTTGTATAATTCAACAGTTAATCAACAGCTTATTAACGATCTTCTGACTCGTACAAGTGCTGCAACTGCTTCCCAACAATCTGGAACTACCAGAACTGTACAACAAGCTCCAGCAATTTCTGTAGGTAAAGCAACTAGCTTGGCTGCACAACTTCAAGCACTTTCCACAGCTAAGAATGTTCTAGGACCTTTGACCAGTAAAGCTGGACAAAAACTTGGCATTGGTTCAACTGAGGATATGAGTCAGAAACTAGCTGACTTTATTTTTGGTACTACACCTTTGCCAGATGTCAGCCCTTCTATGGGATTCCTAGGCGCAGATGCTCCAGCAGCTAGTTTTTCTGAGGCAGTATCTGGACAAGTTGGAGGCAATTTGGATCTCTCATCTGCGCTAGATAGTTTTGCCTCTCTGTTTGCCTCCCCTTCTTCTGTGGATGTTGCATCTTTGGATCTATCTTCCAGTGCTCCAGATGTTGGAACTAATGCAGATGGAAGCATGAAGTTTGATTTTTCAAATTTTTCGAGTGATGCAAACTCCGCCGGTGCATCCTCAACTTCAGGCGGTACAGATATTAATTATCTAAAGATTGCTCAGTATGCTGACAATCCTGAGTCATTTAAGAATATATATGATTTCTCAGATGGAGATTGGAAGGATGATGTGTCTGATATAACAGATGCAGCCTCAGTATTCTTTCCTCCAGCTGGAGCAGTTAGGCCTGGATTGAACCAATTAGATGGAAACTTTAAATCACAAAGAAGTTTCTTTGACAATCCTGGCCAGTGGTTTGAAAACCTTATGTCTGGAGATGACCCATTTGTTAACGCAAACATAGACCTTGTCAAAGGTGTGGGTAAATCTATAGAATCAACTGCGGACATGATTGGCCGCGCAGGAGAAACAATTGGAAACGCAACAAACGACGTCATTGACCAAGTCTTCAGCTGGTTTTGATCTTGATAAGTATGCAGGCAAACAAGTTCCTCTTCCTAATTCAAGTCTAGATGTTGCCAGCCTTTTGAGAAATACTCAAACAATCCAAGGTTCTCAAGCTGGGTTGAATTCTCAACTTCAGGATACTCTTAGAGCTGCAGGAGTTTCAACTCAAAAAGCTGCAGATCTTAATATAGATCTTGGAGCTAATGCAGCTTTGATTGAGCAGGTTAAGCAAGCAGGAGAACTTGAAACTCAAGCTGCTAGAGACAAAGCTGCCGCAGATTTGGGTACAGATTATAGATTGCAAAGCCAAAAGCTTACAGCTCTAGCAGATGAGATTGCAGCTACTAAAGCTCGCATGGATGAGGCTTCTGCTAAGATTCGTGATAAGCAATCTGTAAGCTTTCTAGATAATCCACTTGGTTGGCTATTTAATCAGGTATCTGTGAACGGAGATATTGAGGAATATAACCTTGCCGAGGAAGACTCCAATCGAGCAATCAAACAGTACCAAGCAATTAACACACTTACTCAGTCTGCTGTAGCTACTCAGAATGCAATCACTCATTCTATATCTGAAGCTTCAGCTAAGGCAGCCACAGATAATATTGCATTGATTGCACAACAGAAGCAACTTGAGCAATCTGCCAAAGCCATTGGTTACAATGCTCAAGCTATTGAAGCTGCCTACAATATGGGCACTCAAAAGCTGCAATATGAATTCAATACATTTAGTGCTCAAAAAGCCGAGCAGCAAAACAGAATTGCTTTAGCTCAGTTGCAACTTTCTAAAGATGAGGCAGCTGTCAGAGTTTCTGAGCGAGCTAAGAAAGAGGGCGCGGAGTCTGATATCATTGCTACAATCAATGAAGGTATCAAAATTAGACTTGGGGAGGACGCTAAGCTTATTAGATTTGGAACGCCTGAAGCTAATAAAATTGTGGAGCTAGTTAAGTCTAACTCTCCTCTAGCGAAGCAATATATTAATGATTACTTTTCTGGCGAAAAATATCAAGCCTCTGGAATTAAAAATATCTCTCCAAGTCCTGCAGATTTTGTAGAGCTGGCTCACAGCAAAGTTCCTATCAATGCTCCAGGATCTGAGAAGGTACAAGAATTTATAATGGGTATAAAAGATAAAATCGCTGCAGAGGCCTTAAAGTCTGGAATCACTAAGCCTGAAGTTATTAAAAATGCCTTGAATAAGAATGTTGAAGCTGAAGTTAGCCGCATGAGTAAGAATGTAGACTGGAGCTCCCAAAAAAATCTGTTTAATCTACCTAACTATGCTGACTATATAAACTCTCCAGGAATTAAGGAACTGCCAGTAGTGCAAAAAGTTATAGCTCCTATTGTACAATCTGGAGGCGACCTTAGTGATCCTAATAAACTACTAGCTGTAGTAGCTGCAGGAATTTCAGCTAAGAAGATTACTTACGGTGAGGCTCTTGAGACTACAACTCTCATACAGAAAGGCGTAACTATTAATGCAGCCCAAAAACAGTTTATGGCTTTCGGTATAGTTCCTCCAAGATCTTGGAATGTAGAGGTTAAGTCTGGTAATAGCTTATTCGGTAGATCTGATGTAGTTGATCTTACTAAGCCAGACCAATTTGGAAGAGCTTTAATTAAGTATCAACTTGGAGGAGGTAATTTTGACACTCTTCTAGAACTTAATAAGGCCGGAGCCTTTAAGTAAGATTTAAATTAAGGAAATATTATGGCAAGCTTTATGGGCATTGAAGAGGATCAAACTCCTCAAGAATCAGAAGCTCCAGCTTGGTTGGTTGCTGCAGATAACCACAATCTGGGCAATCTCCAAGGTGGGTCTTGGTTTGATTCTGAAACTTGGGGCCAAAAGTTTGAAAATGCTGGTTACATGATTGCATCTGGAATGCTTTCTGGAACCAATAGTTTCTACAATACTGGTATCACAGTAGCTAACTGGTTTGGTGCGGAGGCAGAATTGAGAGATAACCAGGAATGGATTTCATCTTTTGATTCTGATATGGGAGAGTATTACTCTCAGAACCGGCAAGCTGCTGACCTTCTAGGTTTTGTGGCAGGCTCAATTATTCCAGGTTTGGCCGGCGTTAAACTACTTAATGCAGGGCAAGCTGCTCTCAGAACTGCTTCAGCTACAGGTTTGATTGGAGAAAATCTTGCTGTAGCTACTGGGCTTAAGATCCCAACTGTAGCTAAGTTTGCAAGGTTGGCCGCTGATGATATCTTGAATGCACAGGCTACATTCTCAGCCATTAATGCAAATGGTATCAGAGCTCTTATTGCAGGTGTAGGTCAAAATGTTCTTGAAGGTGTAGCATTTGAAACTGCTGTGCAAGCTACAATGTTTAAGTCTCCCATACTTGAAGACCAAGATGGCTGGGACATTGTAAAGAATATTGCAGTAGGTGGAGCACTTGGTGGAGTTATTGGCGGAGCTTTTGAAACTGCCACTACTCTAGGTGCCATTAAAAAGATGGTAGCTAAAGGGGAGGAAAGTATCAAAGCCTTCTCTTCTAGAACTATAGCTCAAGAAGGTGCATCGCCTGCAGAAAAGATTATCCTTATGACTGAGGATAAAGAACTTTCCATGCCCCGGCTTATTGAAGCAGACTATGATGCAAAACTAAAAGCTTGGCTAGATAGAAACCGCCGCACTGATGATGCCATTCGTACAGAAGTTCATACTATGATTCCAGGTTCGGATCGGGAACTTGGTAATATGGTAGCAGATTCCATATATGGGTTGGATAAGAAAACCACTTTCAATAATCTCTTCGGCGCCGACCAAGTTGCAAGATTCAATCAGGTTACTAAAGTAGAAAAACAACTTGCAGATAATATTAAAACTGGCGTAGTGGATGATACTCTCTCAGTGTCTTATGTAAAACTTCATGGCGAGCGAGCTGGTGTTGTGTCTGATACTCCGCCTGGAGTTATTAATCTTGCCGATAGAGTTGCACCAGCAGGTAAGGAAACTACTGAAGAGCTTGTAAAAGCTGAAGTAAAAGGATTCAAGTTCTCGCCTGGAGATAACTGGAGTATTAAATCTCTATCTCCTAAGCGTGGACATTTCGAGGCAGAAGCCAGATTTATTTACGCATCTGAAATTCTTAAGGAATTGAAACCTGGTACGGAAATCAATCTATTTGATATTCCGATGCTTGAGCGTGCACTTAAGGATGGTATTACAGATATCAAAATTACTGACAACGGTGGTAAGGTAATTAATAAGTCTTTCACATCTGTGAGAGATTTGGAAAAGTTTGTAATAGAACAGAAAACTAAGGCTGCAGAAGATCTCATGAAACGGTGGGTTCTTGAAGGCTCAGAGATTCAAGAAGTTGGCACAGCTGCAATTGCTAAGATTACCAACGTAAAAATCTCTAGACTTGAAGGAACACTTGGAGCACCTGAAAAGGATTTCTTCGCTTGGCAATCTGCTAAGGAAGATTACTCCGCTATGTTGAAGTCCAAAGGATTGCAAACTCCTGCGGCCGAACATGCAGATCCTAGATTCCTTCCATCAGTTGCGAAGGTTACCAGAAAAGCTGAGGATGTAAAAGATCTGGATGGTAATGTAATTGACGGCATGACTTACATCAAGCTCAAGCAGAAATTGCTTCAGCAAGATATGGATCGAGTTGTTGCTAAGTCGGCCGGCGAGTTGTTTGACCAACTTCCAGAACTTACAGACTCTCACTTGTTTCAATCTAATAGATATGGATCAGGTGCTGGAGTTGCAAGTTTTGCTAATGGTGGTTACGGATCTTTGGAATCTATTACCCAGCAGGTTGGATCAGTCACTCAAAGACTTAAGCAACAGTTTAGAAAAGAGACTGCAGATGCATTTGATGGGGCACTTGTATCTGTTGGTAATAAGCAAGAAGCTGCAATTGAATTCAGTACAATAAATCAAAAAGTCTCTCGTATGGGTAAGCAAGTAGTTAGATATACAGATCCAGATGATGGGGCGGAATACCTTGTTACCAAAGATGCACTGAGGAAATATGCAGATGAAGAATCTGGAGCACTCGACATTGATGCCTTGAGTGCAGAAGTTCCTGAAGAGCTTATTAATATTCGTAATCCAGAAGTTGCGAGTCTGGTAGATCTTCACATTGCACGCTCAGGTTCCAGAACTCAGTCTTACAGAGAACTCCGCGCAGTCCAAGGTTTTGAAGATGTAAAGGATCCTGAAGTATTTAGACCTATCCGACCTAACCCAAATGATTACCAATTCTTTGCATTTGTAAAGGATCCTTCAGTAACTGGCCAAGGTCACACGACTATGATCTTTGCAGAATCAGATAAGAAGCTTGCAGAACTTATTGGTAAGGTACCAAGTAAGTATAAGGTATTCACCAAGAGAGAGGTGGATGAATTTAAGAGAGCTAGAGATGAGTATGAATATTCTAGAACTCTAAATGAAAGTTACATAAACTCTGAGCTTAAAAATCGTGGTATCATGTCTGAGTTCTTTACAAAGACTGACCCACAAAAAATTGTCAATGATTTCTTGCAGCAACATCTGCGAGAAGATGATGTATTGGCAATGGAACTTATCAGAGGAAAGTATCAGAAACAATTTGATTGGCTTGAAGATCAAGGTAACGCATACACTAAAGTCTCAGCTTCTAAGTTTGGTTCCTACTCTGATAGAATTGAGAAAGCTGGTAAGAATCCTTATCTGGATTACATTAAAACCTCGCTTGATATTTCTAAAGCCTCTGAGAATGTGCTGCTATATAGTTTCAATAAGTTCCTGGATTCTGCAGTTTCGCGCGCAGTAGGTAACATATCAGATGCTTGGAAGGAGTGGAAATCTCCTCACGATGAAGCTGCAATGGTTAAGATCAATAAGCTTCTTGATGAACATGGAATGAATACTGGGTATAGAGATGCAGCTACAGATCTGCTAGCAAATCATACTGCGCCCAAAGGAGAACTTACCAAGTTCATTCGCGGTGCTAACACTATTCTTGCAAAACTGACTCTTGGCTTGGATCCGCTGAATGCTTTGAATAATGCAATTGGCGCAAACATACTGAGAGGAACTGAACTGAAACAGCTTACTGATGCAATTCGCGCAGGTGACACACAACTGGCAGGTAAACTAGGTGAGCTTGCAAAGATCAAGTTGCCGGGAGTTGGAGATGAAATTCTGTCTCCTACTAAACTTGTATCCTCAGCTCTTAAGAACTTTGCAACAGATGACCATAAATCTGTAAATGGGCTGTTCCAAAGATACAGATCTGTTGGACTTATTAAAGACCAAGCAACTCAGTTCAGAGATATCCTTGAAGACTTCACCCTCAAAGGAACTGAGACTGTTGGAGAACTTAATTCCAGACTATCTAAAGCTTTCCAAAAGGCTAAGGATCTTACAGATAAAGGTGAGCAGATTACTGGCAATAAGCTGGCAGAAGAATTCAATAGATTCATATCTGCAGATGTTATTAGACAGCTTACAGATCCTGCAGTTGAGAAAGGTTTGATAACCGAGGCTGAACAATTAGCTTACATGAATACATTTGTAAATCGTGTAGAAGGTATTACGATTGCATCTCAAAGACCTCTGATGTTCCAAGGTCCTATTGGTCAAGCTGTTGGATTGTTTCAATCTTATCAGTTTAATCTCATGCAGCAGATGTTTAGATATGTTGCAGAAGGTACCAAAAAAGATGCTGCAATGCTGTTGGGTTTGCAAGGTACATTCTATGGGATTCAAGGTTTGCCTGGATTCCAATTCATGAATCAACACATCATCGGCACAGCAAGTGGGAATAAGAATCATACTGACCTGTACGATGCAACCTATGGTATAGCTGGTAAACAAGTTGGCGATCTATTGATGTACGGCTTGCCATCTAATATCCTGCAATCCAATCTATATTCGCGAGGTGATATCAATCCGCGGCAGGTTACAATCATACCTACAAGTATTCCTGACCTTCCGTTTGTTGGAGCTTTCGGTAAGTTTCTCGGCACACTTAAAGAGACTGCCGGAAAGATTTCGATGGGTGGCAATGTTTGGGAATCTCTACTTCAAGGAATTGAACACAATGGACTATCTAGACCTCTGGCTGGACTGGCACAAACATTACAAGCAACAACTGGAAATGGGGTTGCATATTCAACAACTAGCAAGGGAAACATTCTATTCTCGAATGACTTACTATCTCTCGCTACTTTGACAAGATTGGCCGGCGGTAGACCTTTGGATGAGGCAATCATTAATGATGGAGTTTATAGAATTCAAGCCTACCAACAGTATGATCGCGCCAGACTCCAATCGTTCGGTGAAGGTGTGAAGTCTACAATGATTGAAGGTCAGACACCTACACCTGAGCAAGTTGATAAGTTTGCAACTAAGTATGCAGAACTTGGCGGTAAGCAAACTGGATTCAATAAGTTTATGATGGCTAAGTTTAAAGAAGCTAATACATCTCAAGCTCAAGCTATTGTAAGTCAATTGAAGAATCCTTTCACTCAAAAGATGCAAACATTGATGGGCGGCGGATCTGATGCTATACAGTCTTTGAGAACTCTTTCACAACCTACAGAAGAGTAAGTTTGAGTTAGTAAGTTTGATTCAGTAACCTACTTAGGAGATTGACATGAGTAGCAATATGATTACTGCAAATTATCCTGCAGTATTTATTGGAGCCACAGTTTATGATGCTCCAGAACCTACAGGTGCGGATGACACAGATCTGATTCAACAGATCATAGATCTGAAGAGCTCGGAAGCAACTGTGACAGGCATTCCAGTTATAGTTAAACTGGCTTTCCAACAGTTGTACCTTGTAAAAGGTATAGCTCTGAAAAATAATGTTCTTCTGGATCTTAATCAATCCACACTTAAGAAAACTTTAAATGCAAATGGGGATAGATTTACCAGCCCTTACACTTCAGTTGTTAGAAGTTTGTGGATACTTAAAAACGGGAGCTGGTATGGATCGTGTAAAAATTCTGGACTTATCAACGGTACTATTGATGCAAACAATAAAGACCATATAGGTATTTTGGAGTTTCTAAATGTAGAAAATTTCACTCTGAAAAATCTTACGATCATAACCTCAACTTGGTCTTGTAATTGGTCTGTGGTTCTTGGAGGCAGAAATGTATCTTTTACAGATAGTCAAATTCTTGGAGCAACAAGAGTATTCCAGGATGGCTGTCACTTCGTATTTGGTGATGGAGTTGTAGCAAACAACCTCTATATTGAATCTGGAGACGATGTTTTTGCTGCAGGCAATGATGATTTTAGAGGCGGAGTAGCTGTATATTTTGACGATCAAGAGCTTAAGAATTTTTCAGCTACTAACATTAAAGCCCTATCAACTAGAGGCTTTGCGGCCAAGATCTACAACTCAGGAACATTTAATTACGGGTACACAAAAGCTTTAAAAGTATTTAATGGCTATGTTCAAGTTGTTGGTAAGGCTGGGATGCTAAGAAACGGCGGCGTACAGTTTGTTCATGGAGGGGCTGCAAGTATTCGGGATCTTAATAACATTAAAAATGTAGCTGTGAATGCCAACATTGAGATTGGCACAGATGGTACAGCAATCTATTCTGCAACCGCTGGAACTTTGGTAGGATCTCCTACAGCAGTTAGTAAAGCTACCTCAGCTCAAGTATCTTTGGCAGGTCACGGACTCACTGCAGGAACTGTTGTGGCTTTTGTAAACATAGCTGTCGGAGGTATGACTAACTTACAAGGTGTATATCAAGTAAGATCTACTAACCTTGCTACCAATACTTTTGAACTATCTGACACAGCCTACAGAAATAACATTGGACTAAACTCTACTGGCTTCAATACTTGGACATCCGGAGATCTTATCGAGTGTTCTTCTGGTAATGGTTATGTGGTTGGAGATATGCTATATCCGTCTGGAGGTACAGCTATAGAACGAGCTTCCTTTAGAGTTACTCAAGTTGGCCCAAATGGAGAAGTTGAAGCTGTCATTCCAGTTAATAGAGGAAACTATAGTGTTCTTCCTAGCACTCCTAACTCTGCAACTGGAGGATCTGGTACAGGTTGCACGCTTTTCTTGGAACTGGCTCACAGTGGTGTAAATGCTTATGGCTGTAATAGCACAGGTTCAATGAATTGCAGTATAGAAGGAAGTCTTAAGATTAATGATACATCTGGAGCTGCAACCAGATTTTTGGGTGGGTATATTGCTGACTCCCAAAATTTCAGATTCTTGGCAGATCTTCCCTACGTTCCTGCTAATGGAGGTGTGCAAGTGCTAAATGAAGCAGTAAGCTTGAAATCTAGGGATAACATAATTAACTGTCATATGACCGGCAATCCTAATATATCTACATTTGTTGGATATGTCATGGGATCAAATAGTTATAACACTCAGATAAGTGGTGTGTTTGACGAAATGCCAACCAATGTCCCAGCAATTAGAGGCCTTATTGCAGGCAACCAACTGGATGGAAAAGCTGTTACTGCTATCAGTGCAGCAGACCCAGCGGTTGTTACTATAAACGCCCATGGAAGAGCTGTAGGAGAGTTTGTTACATTCTCAGGCAATGTACTGACGGTAGGAGATATAAATAATATTGTCTATAGAGTTAGAACTATAAGTGATGCAAATAATATCATTCTAGAAACTTTGGATGGCAACGTACTTACAATAGCTCCCGCAACTGTAAGCACTGGAGGCACTCTATATCTATCTATGAATACTATGGATGTAAGTAAAGCTCTATTTAGAAAAGCTGCAGGAGTTGCAGGGACTATTGCGTTTAATAATGCATCCTCTAATCCCCACAGACTGACATCACTTAGAGTTAGGGACTGTGATTGTACTGCTGTAGATAATGTGTTTGCATCAGTTATGTCAATTATACCAAACTTCTCAGCTGAAAATATTCTAGGCTACACGAAAGAAGCTTCAGAGTATAGATCCATTAACATTACTCATGATGCGCTGGTTTCTTCTAACGTGGTAATTAGGCTCTCAGGTAATACTACATTTAATGCACCTACAAATCCTAGAAAAGGTCAAGTACTTAATCTTACTTTGATTCAACCAAGTTCTGGTGGACCCTACACTGTTACTTATGCAGGAGTTTTTTCCAAGGTAGCAGATGGTGCAGGCTTGGCGTCACAGAAAGGAAGCACACAGTTTATCTATGATGGAACAAGCTGGGTGCAAACTGCAGGGCTTGTATTTAAGTAAAGTGTCATATAAATTAAGTCTGAAGTAGAAACAAAAAATCCCCACTCTGGTATTATCCAGGTGGGGATTTCTTTTGCCTACTTACAGGCTATTGAATAAGTCCAGCTTCCTTAGCTTGAAGTGGGGAGTACATCCATACAGCTTTTAGTGCAGGGTCAGTCCAAGGATCTTTACCAAACTGTAATGCAGGCACTGAAGGATTTCTTATCCAAGCATATGCAGCTTTTCGGGCAGTAGTTGAGTTACAGTATTTAGCTTGGGCTACTGCTAGATATCTCTTACCTGTCTCCTTTTTCCACGTAACCCAACAGCCTTTAGGATTCTCAGCCATGTAAGCATCTGAACCGCACCCATGAAGATTTGCTGGAAGATTTGGGATACAATTCTGAGCTTGACAGATCCCGAGCTCAACAATTAATCCCAGCGCAATTAGAAACTTTCGCGCGATGATCATGATAGGGCCTTTCAATTCAAAAGTATGTTCTGACTCTGTGGCATCTCTCGTAGGACTTCTAATCTACCTGCAAGAATAAAGCATAGTTTATCCCGCTCTTCAATTGTATAGGTTCCATCAAGAACTACTCCACAGTATCCAGCAATCTCAGCAATCTTAATTTCAGTCTCAGTCACTGGATGATTTGCAAGGAGTTTTTCAAGCTTTGGGTGCAAGCCAGTTGATAGTTCCTTAGATAGTGCAATATGGCCTGGAGGAAAGAACTCAAATTTAATCTTACCATTACTGTAGGTTTCTCCTTTACCTATATCATCAGGAAGTTGAGACAGTATATCTGATAAAGGTGCACTCATTAGTTATACCTCGCGGATAGGTAGGTCCAATCCAAGATATAGAAAGGCCTCACTGAGTTGTTTAATCTGAGCAAAACAATCTTCCAAAGCATTGTGCGAGGCTGGATACCTTGGAGCACTTGTAATCTTAAGTACAGTTCTCAAGTCTCTAGCAGAGTTATATTTCCAAGGAACGTCAATTCCACACTGCTTATAAGCATGCTCAAGCATTGCCATATCAAACTGAGGACCTTTACACCAAATAACTGGGGTAGTCCCAGTTGAGTGCAGTTCAATAAAATTACTTAGATCCTCCAAAGCTGCTGGAAGGCTCATAGAGTCTGGAGTATCACCTGGAATTTTAGCCCGAGTATTAGATACCTGATCAGTCCACCAGCGAACCGTATCCATTGAAACTGTTCGATCTTGAGTCTTTGTATTAAGCTCCATATATAGATGTGGCGAACTGGTATTGGCTACAAAATCTGTACCGAATTTTACGCATCCGACACTGAGAATAATGGAATCATTATCCGTACCGAAGGTTTCAATATCAAGCATGAAATTAGAAAGTTGCTTCATTTCAATTCTCCTATTAAGCAGTCTTATCTGCACGTTTAGCAGCTTGGATGGAATTAAATCTTAGTTTGTTATATCGAGCTGACAACTTATTTGCATTGTGTTGCAACAACTCCATTTCAGAAACTCCGTAGAGATTCATAACAGCTTGAATGTAGAATCTCAGATCACCAAGTTCTTCAACCAGGTTAGTTCTATCAAGCTCATGACCATAGTGAATCTCTTTCTTAATACAATCTGCTAACTCACCAGCTTCACCGCAAACTCCCAAAACTGCGTGGTTACACATTTGGGCGCGCGTATCAGCTTTCAAAAGTAGAGCTACAAAGTTATCATAACGAAGAGTTGAAAGTAGAGGCTGACCAGTTTCTTCGTTCAATACAACATTACCAGATGCAGGATCAATTACTGGAATATTTACCCAGCCAAGTGCTGTCGAGCAAGAAATATTTTCAGGTGTAGGGGTACTCATAATTTCATGTTTCTTTCTTCCTCTGTCAAAAATGAGTGGTCAATCATAGAGGAGTCTGACTGATCAACAGCTTTCTTCTTGGGAAGAAAACCTAAGCCACCTTTGACAGCTTGAATTTTATCCGCTGCCATAAGATTTTGTAGTAGGGTTGCAAGATCTGTTTGCTTATCTAGATCATTTGAGACACATTTCCATATAGCTTTGAATTCAACAACTCCTGTAGAGCTTTCAATGAACTGTACAATCTTGTGTGATACGTCTGAGTGTTTTGATTTTCCAAACTCTCCAAGTGCCTTTGGCATAAAATGTTCAGTGTGGCTGAGAATTGTATTTGCGTGGACAACATCTTTTTCAGATATCTCTCTTGAGCACCTAGCTGCTGACATAATGAGACACAACTTGAGTAGATGGGAAAACCGTCTCGTTGCAAATGATTCAAATCTGACATCTTCAGGTCCTCTAGCTTGTCCGTATATTTTTTCAAGAAGTCTCTTTGCAGTTGGATGGAGTTCAGCAATTCCGTAAGCACTTGATTTGATACATTGGAGGTAGTCTGAAATTGCCTTTGTATGTTCAGGATCGGGCGGCTCTGGGAATGCAATTCGTTTTCCATTTGATTCTCCGTAGATTAAAAGAAGTCTTGAAAAGAAACCTTGGCCAATAACTTCTGGAGGAAATGCTAGTGCAAGATTGGTTGGAGTATTACCGCCAAGGATTGAGATTGTTGGATTAGATATTGAAATTGATTTACCATTTTTAATTCTATTTGTGTATGTGCCATTAAAATCCCAGAGTTCTCCGAGGATTGAAATGAATTCTATGTTACCATTACCTATGAAATTATTGAACTCATCTGCCATCACAAACATTTCGGCATCTGAGGTCTCAGTTCCAAAGATATTTTGATCTAGGAAATCTTCAGCTGATTTAGTTTCACCTTCACCTAACTCTCCAGCTAGGTCCATCAGGAACTTTTCTTTAGTTGTCTTACTTGCTGCAATTTTATTGTATCCAGAATCTGACAGTAATTTCTTCATTAACTTAATTGCCGTAGATTTCCGAGTTCCAGGAGTACCTACAAGCATGGTATAAAGATTAGGGTGCAATTCAAAGTGGCCATGATGTATGTAATATTGCCGGCCCAAGAATGCACCTATACCAGTAATAGCAGACCACCTATGAAAACAAGCAGGCGATTCAGTATTACTGGTATAGTCAAGGTAACTGGAGAAAAAATTATCCTCCATACAATGTACCTTATTTTTGCGAAGAGTAATCTTGCAAGACTTTCCCCTCAGTTAAAAGATCCCCAAGTTCTTTAAGCTCAGGGTGCGCGTCTGGAAAACAATTTAGAGCTCTGTTAATGAGGCCTACAAATTGAGGGAGAATTTCTTTGGATATTTCAATGGAGGAAAGTCCTGAAGATGATTTAATGAGCTGTAGGTTTTTAGAAGAAGTGTGATTAAATTGTAGGGACATGATAGTTTCCTATTAAAATTTAGCCAGCTTAATTGCACCAGTAGAATTCTCAGTAGAAAAGACGTCCACTCTAACAAGTACAGTTAGAGTTTCAGTGCCTCTACCTGTGTGTCTAGTTACTACCTGCGAAATTTCCCATCCAAAGTCTAGCTTAGATTTGACAAGTCCAGAGTCTGGAGAGTCAAATATCACATCAGTTGAGATATTAGTTTGAAAAGCTAGTCTACTCATGATGTTTCCTATTCAGTTTCTGACCAATAAATTGCACGCTTAAGTTCCCCAGTTGCCTTATCAATCTTACCAAGTTTTAAGGCTGCTGGGACTGTGAAGGTTCTATAAGTTCCAGATACATCGCGGATTGTAATAGGAATCTCCATATATTCTCGCACTCGTTCTGCCAGATAATGCGATCCTGGTTTGTAAGAGAAAAGGATGGAATCATGAATCTGCGCATGAAGTCTGAATAAAGTGGGGTTTGGTAACGCAACATTATAAAACACCTTTAGATACGCTTCGTTGAGAGTTCTTGCATTAAGTGATTGAGGGCAATGAGCGACGTAGCTATTGAGGTCAGATTTATTTCTATCAGGCGATCCGAAACAATATCGTGTCCAGTCTCCACACTCGATGTAGTCTTTAATAGCCGGATTGTATCTAAGGTTATACGATGTATGATGGTATGCTCGCGATGTAAGGCGTCCAGTAATCGCAATCTCTCGCTTAACTGACTCATAATAAGCTCCTTTAATCTTTGGGTACGTTTTGTGAAACTGTGCCAGAAGATACTCAGCGATCTTTTTAGGGTCAGAGATATTTAATCTAAGGAGCCTAGCAGCTTCCCATATTTTATCTAGTCCCATTGTATCAACTAAGACGCCAGGACCCATGTTATAATTAGCTCCGTGATTAACCCGTTTCGCAAGGTCTCGAAGTGGCTTATCTTTAGTCTTTCCGGCGGCATCATCGTAGATACTTTCGTAAGGAACGCCGAAAAATGCAGCCGCATTGATTGAATGAAAGTCCCTGACTCCTGAAACTGCTGCAATGAGATTTTCATCTCCTGATATATTTCCCGTGTCTCTGGATTCAGCTTGTTCAAGATCGCACTCTCCAAGGTTAAATCCATCAGCACATCTGAGGGTTTGTTTAACGGAAAAATCCCTGGGGATGTTTTGAATTTGTAGCCCACACCAGAAGTGGTGCTCTCTACTTGCCAACCTACAGGTGTCTGTTCCATGCGGATTGAGTGCGTACAAAATTGTTCCATTTAATTCTTTCGCTCCACCTTCTCCATCAGCTTTGGCATCCTCTGCTGTACGAAGATAGGTAGACTTAAGTTTTCTCCAGCCCCGAATGTTAAGAACAGCGTTTAGAATTCTTGCATTCAGTGGGTGACGAATCTTGGCTTTGTTAATATCTTTTTCATTAGATGAGGTGATATCTCCGCAGCCAAGTACCTTGAGTAATGTCTTAACTTGTGGAGGCGATCCAGGATTGAAGTCAGCCTTACCTACCATAACTCTAACCGAGTTCAATTCCTTCGTCTCAAGTTCCACAAATTCCGCGCGAGCCTTCTCAATTATTTCCATATCTCTTTGGATACCAGTCATCTCAGATAGAAGACATGGATATACCATTGGAAACTCTAATGTATAGTTGTGTCTTGCCCAGTCGGGTAGCTGTAGAATTTGTGAGATCCAGACATTTGCTGTTGCCCAAGTGTCAAGTGCGTTATATTTGTAGTACTCATAAAGGTCTGAAGTCTCTGCGAGATCTTTCCAATATACCACTTCTCGTAGATAGAAGGCATTAAGGAAAGCAAGATCCTTTGGTAGCTCGGAATAGTGTGAGTGTGCGAGATTAATAGTATCCCAGAACCAGTTTCTTGGTACAGCGTTATAGCGTAGCAGGTAGGAGTTGTCATACTTACCATTCTGAAATATCTTATCAGGTGAGAGTTCATTGATTACTCTCATTACACCTAATGCCCAGACTGAATCCATGGGCAATACATAAGACTTAGTAGAAATATTACCAACAGAGTCCACAAAAACGCCAGTATACCCAATGCAACGTATCGCCAGGTTTCTCTTAAAGGTTTCAATGTCTGTTGCAATTGCGATTGCGGAGTCCAGTTCATTTACTACCTCCTTCCAGTTATCTGGAGTTAAGAGTTCCCACGTGAATTTTGTCGCAGAGCGCCAAGTGTTCGGGGAAACAACTTTTGAAATGAATCTGCCGGCAATAAACTTACCGTAGGAGACTGTAAACAATTGCGAGAGTGGACTAATGAATACGATTTCTAAGCCCTGATACTTAAAGAAGGAGCCCTGATAATTTGATAGCGATGGGCTACCTTTAGGATTACCAGATAACTCCAGAAGCTTGCGGAGAACTGCTGTGTTGGTGGATACAACCGATGAAATTCCTCTCTTGTCACAGTACAGTTTGAGGTGTGAGAGGAGTTCAATTCTTTCGAGACAGACATAAGTATTCTTTCCACCAAACATTGGTTTCAGATGAGGCAAGTAGTCTTTGTCTTCTGGAGTACCAAGGAATAAACAATTGCCCGTACCTACAGAAGTTGCAGATACAGGCACAGGAATGTTAGCTGATTGTACAGTTGAATGCTGAACCTTAAGTAAGGCTAGCTTATCTTTTAGATTCATAGTAGGAAGAATATAAGATGGTGGGAGAGATTGTAAGATGGTAGGCCGTAAGAGAATCGAACTCTTATTAAAGGATTATGAGTCCTCTACTTTTACCAATAAGTTAACGGCCCTGAATGTTGGCCTCGCCTACAAGAATTGAACTTGTAACCTATTGCTTAGAAGGCAATTGCTCTATCCAGTTGAGCTAAGGCGAGCTGAAACTTATATCTTAAGTATCTAATTATTGAGCCCTCAGAATCTTGTGAACTCTAAAGGCTCAAGGGATTAGATTCCTAAATTACAGGAAAGCAATCTCAATCAGATTTGTGTAGTAAGCAGTCTTATCTTTGTTAGCCCGCAGGCTGGTAACAATTGCAGCTTCAGCATTTTGAATATCTGCGATCAGCTCACGATTACTCTTGGCACCGAACTTTTCAGCTGCAGCCTTGAGAACATTCTTAAGGCCACCTTGACCATACTCATTATCAAGAATGAAAGCAACTGAAGCTTGAGCACCTGGAGCAAGTGGAGTATCTTCACCTGGGTTAGCAAGCTCAATGGTTTCAACAGCCTTAAAGTTAGCTTCAAAAGCTGGCTTATTATTGATAGGCTTTTGTACCAAAGTAAGGATTACCTTATGAGTACCTGCAGGGTAAGGACGAAATTCTGGAGCATCAGCCAGATCATCCAAAGTACCGTCAAGCAGAGTGTCAAGATTGAAGTTTTCAGACATGATAGTTTCCTTAGAAACAGAAAAGAGATTTGAAAGATAGAAAGAATGTAGAGGATTGTATTTACAATCTGAGGATGTGAATGGATTATGTATCATTTCATGTCTTGAGTTCCTTTATAAATGTGTTGACGATCATCACAATCTGCACGATGTTGCAATCCAAGAATAAACATACAACAACACATCGCATGGGCAATATGAGAAAGTCCAGTCTCTGGATCTTTATCTTCACCACCAAGATATGCAAATGTATGTCTTAGCAAAGCTGCAATCAATCGTGAAGTTGCAATACCTTTTCTCCAATTGTGTGCAGCATATTTGTTAGCTCCAAACTGGAGAACTTTTGCCAGCTCTGTGATTGCTACTGGATCAAGAAGATCCATTGGAGGTTTAGCTGAGTCAAACTTTACTCCAGAAAGTGTTGATTGTATACCAGATACCTGAGCTGTGTCAAGCTGTACAGGGTTAGTTTTGTTTTCAGCTTTGAGTTGTTGAGCATCTCTGTACATTTTCTCATACATCTGTCTATAATCAAGTGGAGGAGTTGCAGGTTCTTGTGCATCACACATATCAATTCCAATCAGATAAAAATGTTGAGGATTCATTTTACTTACTCACTTAGGTCCCATCTTAGCTTTGAGTGCAGCAAGTCCTGTAAGCGCTGCTGTTGCTGGAGTATTTGAAGTAGGTGTTTGAGTTGGTACAATTTCTCCCTTAAAAATTGGTATAAGGCTGGCTTCAGTTGCTGCTTCCAGTACTGCTCCAGTTCTTGATCCAGTAAGGATGTTCCCATTGTAAAGTGTTGAGGAGGCAGCAATGTGGCGTTTATTTTTGACCTCACAATATACGACTTCGTCAAAGTATTTAGCTGTATTTCGTGAGAAGTTTCTAGTCCCGGCAGTTGGTACAAGTTTGTTTTTTCCATCTTCCATCTCCGCTTCGGTTTCGTGAGAGATACAAATTACATTGAATGGAGCTTGCTGAACATGAGATAGGAAAGTATCCATCAACTTACCAAGATTCCCCCAGTCATCATAGTTCAGCTTGTAATCATCAGGTTGGCCGCGTGTTATATGTGCAATTGCTGAGTTAGTAAGTTGAGTAAGAGAGTCGAAAACTACAATGGTATCTTGAGGGAGAGAGTTAAGCTCTACTTCAATCATCGGTCTGGAATCTTTCTTACAGATGGGACAATCCCATTTGCCGTGAGCTTCACAGATCTTACCTTTAGTTCCCTTAATCATCTTAAGGCAGGTTTCAATTGCAATAGGATATGATCTTGTATCTGGCAGACTGAGGACTTCAATACGCTCTTTCTGTTCTTCAGGAAGTTTAAGTAGTGTATCAATACCATTCTCAAGATCAACCCACAAAAGATTGAATTCTTTAGATGTCTCACCTGCTAGTTGAGTCTTACCTGATTTAGGTGGACCAAAGAGTAGAACTCTATGAGATTTAGATGCTGTGCGTTGTGAGAGTTTCATACTTGCGCCTTTCTAAGTTGAGTGTCTAATAGATCTTCAAACGAAATGGATACCTGATATTCAGTTCTATCTTCTTCAGCAGGTGTACAAGGTTTGGTGAGATACTGAGTAGAGAGTGTGCAGGATTGGAAGTATTCACACTCACGAAAGAATGAGAAACAACTCTCACCTCTCATTGGGTATACTTCAGCTTCCTCATACATTTTAATTGTTTCAACATCAAGAAGTAGTTCACGAATCCAAAGTGCTCGCTGAAGGAATGTCTTAGTGAATGGGATTGTAGTATACTCTTTAGATTTAGTTTGATATACTAGATATAGGACTTGGTAAGAAGATAGGTCAGGAAACAGGTGGTCAAGAACAATACTGTAACCAATCGCTTGAGCAGAGTTCTTATATGTTGCGGAACTAATAGATTGTGAAGCGGTAGTTTTGCATTCGAGAACAATGATTTCTCCAGTATGCTTATTGCGTAGTACAGCATCAACAAAACCCCGCAGCCTAAACCCATCAGGAAAGTTGATAACAAAGCTAAGTTCACAAGCAGGTTTGGATTCATAATATACCAGGTCATAGTCATCAAGAAAGCCTACAGATCGCATGAAGAAGATCTTTTCAATTGCCACAGCAGCATGCCAAAATGATTTCTGATCCTTGTCTTCTACAGCAAACAATTCTGCATGCCACATCAGAAACATTTTGAATAGAGTTTCTTCATAACTTAGTCCTTGGAAACAGAGTTGGATACCTTCGCCAACAACATGTCCAAACGCGAACGTGATTGTTGATCTGAGGGATTCTTCTGCTTTATGTGTTGATCTGAGTCTGTTGAGTTGGAATTTACGCGGGCAGGAATGGAGAGTATATAGCGAGGAATATGACAGTTGGCGAATCCGGTAATCAATTGTTCCTTCATATCCAGATTCTCTGAATCCGCCAACCGTTCCTTCAGATTTCTCTGTTCCAACAATGACAGATCGCAAAGAATCATTCCCACCATCTGATTGATCTGATAAAAATGTGTCGAGGTTGAATTCAGTGGAAGACATGATAGTATCTCAGTAAGTAAAGGTGTGTATACTTCTCTACAAAAACTTAAAGGCTCACATTGGAGCCAGTCTCGTAAGAGTTTATACTCTGAGTAAGTCAGTTTGTATTTAAGTGTTAGGATTAGAAGTTGCTGGCGTAGTAGTATGTTTGTTAGTGTATCCGTAGATTTCCCAATATCTAAAGAGGTTTGCAACATACATAGGTAGGAATTTAGGTTTGGAAATTCGTGCTGGGATACGAGAATTAAGTATTGGATGATTGCGCATAATGATACTCAGAGGGTTTAGAATGCTGATGAGCCGAGAGATTTAATCTTCGCGGTCAGTGAAGGTTGAGATTTCTTAGTGGTTGTAGAAGTAGCAAATTCAGTTTGAGTCTGTACCTTAAGACCATTTACAATCACTTGAATCTCTTCCTCAGAAAGTGTAGCTACATTCTCAGGATACTGACGTAGTGTTGTATGAATATCTCTCAGAAGATTCGGCATAAACGGATGCTTCTCAAGTAGTTTATCTTTGAGAGAAGCAATTTTAAGCTTGAGTTCAAATCCTTCTGGATTATTTTGAGCTGTGATTTCAGTGCTCATTTAAAACTCCTTCAATAATGCGTTTGATTTTATAAAACAGATTTAGTTGTTTACAGGTAAACTCCAGCGCATTACCGTTCAAAGGGCCACCAACACAGATAAGTTTTTTATGTATTGCATCTAAGGTTGCACGCTGATCCCCAACAGCCTGCTTAAGTTTTTCAAGCTCTATTTGCTGCTTACCTATCAAAGCTAAAAATTGGCTGAGCGCCACAGAATCAGTAGGGTCTGTAGAAGATGTTGAGGTAGACATTTTAAATGAGTCCTTTCTCTTTCAGCAACCATTCAGCAACTACAAGTGTATCATTCCCAGTTGAGTTCGGATCAAAGAACATCTTTTCAATCTGAGATACTGGAAACCAGTGTGTAGTTTCTTTCTCAACTGGATGGTCAGATACCTTAGTTATTGAGAACTTAATTGCTTTACCAGTATCGGCCAGTTTAGTTCCAGTAATTGTTCGGAAAGTTTTCATTCGGCTCATAGTAGTTTTCCTTGGTAAGATGTGGTGAGTTGGATAAAAGAATGATCGCATTAGAAATCCTCTGGAATAAAATCAAATACAAGTTTGAATGTGAGGATTGAATTATTTCTTTCATGTACTAGCATAGCTTCCCTTGGATTAGTTGCTTTGTATGCAAAGTCCATATACTTTTCTTTCTTAACTGCTTTTATAATTCTTCTATGTAAAACTCTTGGGGCAGTAATAGCTATTCCGACAGTCTCAGCTTCGGATTTGGAGAGAGATTTTAATCTAATCCATATAGGTTCGTACTGTCTCATACAGGATTACACATATATAACACCAACACTAAAGCGGTTTCAGTACCTTCAATGCAGCCCAACCTAACTGCGTCTTGGAAAGTATTGTATAGTGTAATCCTGTATAAAACAAACTGAGCCTTTTAACCTCATGCTCGGGAGGGATTAGTGATACACTTAATCTGCAACTATCGAACCAGCATAGCCAGAACCTTACTTAGTTGCCAAGTTCCTGCAGGATCTTACAGATTTGCAATCAGCTTCTGCACATCATTCGATGCCAGATACTCATCACACTTCTTAATCAACAGTTCCAGAACATCCATGTAGTTCTCAGCATCTTGCGAGTGTTGCAGATACAGAGCAAGTTGTTCCTTCAGCTTACCAAGAGAAGTCTTGTCAGTCTTAATGTCGCGGAACTTACGAGTGTAGACATAAATTGCAGCTTGCAATTGTTCCACAGTCTTGTTGGCAACAGAAGGCATAACCTTGATGTAGTCTTCTGCAAAACCCTTCCACTGTTCTTCTGGAATAGAAGATGCACGACGATCTTCGCGCGGCTGATTTGCAATACCTTCGAAAGAATACTTGGGATAGGTATTATCACCAACCTTCAGTTCGGCTGCATTGTAAGTATTCTGATCGAACTTTTCATCCTCTGATACATCAGAAGCAATAGCAGTACGAATGCCATCATAAACAAGTTCTTGCAGAAATTCCAAAGCCTTGCCACCAGAATTAATGATGTGCAACAGACCTTCCTTAGAAGGAATCAAGCCAACAATTTCAACGGTAGCACGCTTATTACCAAGCTTATCCTTCTTAAAACCAAACTTGAAGTTAGAAGTTTGAACAGAAGGATCAATAGTAGTTTCAGTCATGGGGAATCCTATAAAAGATTGGAGGTTTGTGGGATAGTTTTCTGCAGACAATCCCTAACTGCTGAGAGCAAGTATACCAGGGGGTGGGAGTGATGTCAAGCCCCACCTGATAATCTTAGTTATGCTTACAAATTATATTTATAGCAGTGTTTCATCAAGCTTTCCTTTAAAGAATTCAGCCTTCTCAGCCAAAGTATTTCCTTTAACTTTCTGTGACATGATACCATTCGTAAACGACTCAGGTTCACATATGATATATAATTCCTCCTTCGCCCGGGTGATCCCAGTATACAACAATTCTCGTTGAATCATTGTTGCATGAGACTGGTGAAGAACTAAGAATACTTTTCTCCACTCAGAACCTTGAGACTTATGGAATGTGAGAGCATATCCTAGCATCATTGTATTCATTGCAGATGCAGTGTCTACTTTGATGTTAACTCCAGAATCCTGCATTTGTAGAGTAATTGTGTGGGAAGATTTTCTTACTCTATCTTCCACCTCTCTACCTGCTGACATAACTGCTGCCAAAAGAATGTCAGTTTGCTCATCAGAATTTGCTAGGTTAGGATCATCAGGATTTGGATTAAATCCCCAGTAATCCATTGTCTTAGATGCAGGTTGAGGAATCTTACCAGTGTATCCTACAGTTGGAGAGATTTCTACAATGATTGCCTCTTCCTTATCATACAATACTCTATCACCTACAGAGTAGTAATGTTTATTGAATCCTGCAATGATTTCATATACTTCTTCAAATCTTTGCCGGGCCAGATGTTGTGCAATGTGTTTGTTTAGCTCATCAGTTCCAAAAGACTTATTGAATGGAACGAGAATGATATCATCTTCTGGATTGTACAAGTTAGCATCTAATGCACGAGTAAAGAATAGTGCCGCAGTTGATAGAGCTTCTTCTGCACCAATCTTCTTTTTCCAGGGATGAATTGTTAGTTTATTCTCATGTTTCCAATCTGGGAATTCTTTAACTGGGATAGGCTTACCAGACAGAGCCCGGTGAGCTAGAGAAATAATAGGAGATTCTAGAGCTTGCCGGTATACTTCAGTTAGCTCAACTACAGGCAGCTCTAGAAGTTTGAACCCTAGAATAGAGGACCCAAAAACTGGCGGCAACTGTTGAATATCTCCAAGAAGAATTTCTTGTGGCTCATGAGGACAGGCAGCTTTTACTTTGTTATATAGCGGCACATCCAACATTGAAGTTTCTTCGTAAATGATTGTATGGATTGTGGAGGGTAGAGGATTCATCTCATTTCTGCGCGGCCTGAATACCATTTTCTTCTTGGTTTCTCCAGATACCGGATCGATAACTTCCTCAAAATCCGGCTCATATTCTAGGAGTTTGTGAATTGTAATACAGTTAGCTTTCAAATCCGCTGGCATATTCTTGCGGATATTAGCAACTGCGCGGCGAGTATAAGCAACAATTACAATTCCAGGAGTTCCAGAAGTTAGATACTTATGACCACCTGCATCCAATACACCTGCAAAACCTGATGAGATAAGTCTAGAAGCTCCACCTTGCTGACAAGTAGTTTTACCTGTACCTGCTGCACCAATAAGTACACAGGATTTACCTGAGCCAACCAAAGATACAAATTCCATTTGTTTGGAATTAAGAGTAATGATATTACCGTATCGGTCGATTACTTGGTTATCTTGGAGGAACTCAGATTGAGGGATAGATTGAGAGATAGGTTGGGGGAGAGCTTGAGAAATCTGAGTAGGTTTTGGAAGTGAATCTACTGGATCAACTCCAGTTTTTTGTTCCAGTTTATGCTTTGCCAGCATAGCTAACAGTTTAGCTCGATTAGCTGAGATAGATTGAGAGGTCATGATTACAGAATCTCCATATTAAATGCACGTACAAGTGCAAAACCAAAAGGATCAGATTGATTGAGTTTCCGAAAAGATATTGCAACCCGGTTGGCTGCAAGAACTGGCCGGCAATCTCCACCATACCAAAGAATACAATACTTAGAACCTTGATGTTCAATCATTGCACCTTGGGAATAGTATAGTTTTTGGAAGTAATCTCCAGTCCAGTGTAGAAGATAGTATTTGTGGAATTCAGATCGTAGTGAGGTTGGAACATCCCAAGTTGTTGAAGCATGTTTTAGAAGAACTTCATTATGAGATGAATTAGAAGAGAGTGAAGAATCTAGAGTATAGATTTGATGGATTGGGAGGGTAGGATTAGAAGTAGAGTTTTGAGAGTTCATATCATTCTCCAGTTTTCTGCGCAGATTTCTTAGCCAAATCCCACTTCATTTTCGCTTTCATATAAGCAAATTTAGTTGGATAGGATTCCGGCTTAGGTTCCTCAGTTGGCGCAGATTGAATCATTGCAGAAAGATTTGCAGATTCTACTGTATCTGTTGGAGACAGGAAAGCATAGGTTGATTTTGTAATATCCTGATCACCTAAGCCAAGGAAATTCTTTTTCTTTTCCTTAGTATCTCTCAGAAGTTTAAATAGAAGGTGTGAATGTATTGATCCAGCCGGAATGCTTGTCTCACAGTGTTCCAGTAGTTCATCAATATCTGCAAGAATCTGATTTGTTGCAAACATAAGTCCAATATCTTTACGAGCACACCTAGAGATTATATCTTTCCAGTATGAATCACAAGAAATTGAAAGTCCTGTAAACGGGGAAGTAACCAGAAATTTCGGGAAATCTCCTGCAATTGCGGCCCAATCTGCAAGAATACCTGAATACTCAGAAATTGGCTTATGGGGATTCTTAATCAGTCTTTCTAGTGCATGTTCCCGATGTTGCAATTTCTGCCATGAATTTCTCTGATCAATGAATTTAGACTGTGAGGCAGAATATTCAACAAATGATTCTTCCCAATTTGTAATCCAGTATTGCACATTATCTAGATATTTTGTATCTGGAGAGATTACATAGTTAGGAAAGATACGCTCAGGGGAGGAAACAGAATTGAGTTTGCATAGAATCTTTGCAAGGGATTCCATATTACATGCAACAATGGAATCAGTTTTAGGTGACCTTGCAGCAGGTACGCGAAAATTTACGAGATCAGATGATTTAAGGAGAGCTAGAAATAGGAGGTAAGAATCAGTTGGTGTGAGTTCTTGATGGGACCATTTGTGGAGATAACCAAGAAGTTTCTTTTGTGGGAGACAGAATATTGGATGGTAGAATTCGCGGGAGGTTAGAGAACCCGGGAAATGTTCTACATTGAATTCGATTGATGAATATGCGCATAGTATCTTCATTTAGAATCACCTCATAAAATGTAAGAGGATTGTATGGAGGAATCTGGGAATCTAGAATCTTAGAGGTCAGAGTAGCTTTTTAGATAGCTCTGCAATTCCTCTTCTGTAAGACTTGCAAGAATGTGGGTATACATTTGTACCAGTTTATGGTACTCTGAAGAAGTTAATGTATTACAATGGTTATATAAAGAGTTAAAATGTCTTAGTCTTTGTTTTATTGGTATAGGATATAATGTGCAGACTATATCTGTAAGCTTAAGTTTATTTTTATAAAACTCTGCTGCCTCTATTAAATTAGCTGATTGTCGATTCATAGTATATCCTTTCAATATTTTCAATAGTTTTAGTACTTACATTCAGGAGCTTTAATTAATTCTCCTTTTGGATTACCTAAGCGTGCAGATTCTTTTAGTTCTTCTGGTGAGGGAGGAGATTGAGTAAATAGAAGATTGAGAGAATATATAATAAGAGCGAAGAATACAGTATAGATTATTGTGAGGAGAGTTTTATGGATGGTAGGTTTCATGGTTGTATTCCAGAAAATGATATATGAAGGAGAGGTTGAGATAGATTGGAAGATTCTGGAGAATCTCATTTTTGAGTTCCTTTCATGAGAGACTGAACATAATCAGTTTCTTCGTCCTCATCCATCTGAGAATTCTCAAACCTGTATTCTTTAAGAATTTTAATCTCAGGAATACTGAATCCAATATAACATTTATTAATTGTGTAAAGATTTATGAGGGTTAGAATATCCCTAGTTCCTGGGTCTGGAGGGGTTGAGGAGAATCCTAGGGATTCTGTAATTGTAGGTTTGAGTGTATGATTTACTGCGCGCAAACCTGATTGAATATCTGAAGAATACTTTTCTAGATATTTCAGTAGATCAAGTGAGATATGATCGTTGCGAAGTTTGATAGATTCTATGAGATACTGAATCTCAGAGAGTGTGAGATATGGTCGGTATTTTTTAGTAGACATAAGAATCTCCATTAGATTATTTGGGCTGCATAATCAATATTATAATCAAAACATATTATAAATGTTATTTCATCATACATACCAAAGGTTGACATTGAGAAAGCATACCCAGTATTAAAACTAAACCAATCTGCATCTTGATAATCATTGCCAAAGTCATCCATATTAGAATCTCCTATTATATATTCTCTTACACAATTGAGAGAATATATAAAGTGAGACAACCCGGACGATGCCGGGTTCTTAAGATGGGAGGGATATTTTATTGGCCCTCCCAGAAACTTTCTGGAATCCTATCAATGACTCCCCGAATAAGATCACCGTAACAAATCAAAAATTCTTTAGATTTATTACCATCTAGACTGCTTAATTTATCCCAAGTGAAGGATTTCCAATCATCAATGCAGTAATCTTTACAACCTATTTTCATTGTTTTATTTTTTCTAATTGTGATAATGTAATGATATAGGTTTAGTTGGATTGGTTGAGAGCCACAATTTATACAATTTGTACAATTTGTGCAAAATGTACATTTTGTACAATATCTACAATCTGTACATTTTGTACAATATCTACAAATTGTACAATCTGTACATTTTATACATTTTGTACAATCTGTACAAAATGTACAATTTGTGCAAAATCTACAATTTGTACAATTTGTACAATTTGTACAATCTGTACAATCTGTGCAATCTGTGCAATCTGTGCAAAATGTACAAAATGCTTCATCGCAATCAACCAAAAATACTATGTTGTGGTGAGAATTTCCGGTTTCAGGATTTATCCATTGAATTTGTAAGTCTTGAAAAAACATATTAATCTCACTTTCTGAGGATTAGGAAGAGAATTTGGGTTTCAGTATTGGGGAATCCAAGGTACTGAGAGAGTATCAATAAATTTCCAATTGATATATTCCTGAGATTCATCGAATCCTAGATAACCTATTGGGGAGCAGGTGAAATAGAATTGAAGAATTGAATCAATGATGATGGCAATTTCGGGCATAATAGAATCTCACTTTCTCAGGTTGTAAAGAAGAATTGAAAAGATTGTATTATATCGGCTTAGGATTAAATGTGGCATCCTTAAGCCAGTCAGGATCAACACAAGTTTTACACAGTACCATTTGTTTATGGTTTGGAGTAATTACGTACCAAACTAAATTAAATTGTTTCTCTTCTAAACAATCAGTACAAGTATAGTTTGCTCCATCATTTTTAACTGGACGATAGATTTTATCTTTGTTTAACATAACATTTCCTTTTTAGGATCTTAGAAACTCGAAATGTAGACTGCTAGACCGCTAGACTATCACCCCGGCGGGTGCCATGTCAAGTGCCCCCTGATGATATAGAATATAGTGATCTTAGGTAAACTATACCTAGAATCCATCTCATATCTATATTAGGTGAAGTGTATGTAGAATCCATAAGTGTATCTCCACGGTGTGTTTTTGTACCCCCACAGAAAAATTTATATATCAAATATACCCTATATTACATAATATATACACACTATATATCACACCTATATATCCTATAGATACCTGATGGGAATATGTATTGTGTGGGAAAGTGTATATATTATGTAATCTGCACCCATCCGGTAGTATCCGTGTGGAGGGGTCAACAGTCTGACAGTCTGACAGTCTACATTTTGAAAATTAGTTTTGGAAAACTACACATGATACTACAGTGTTTTATGCTGCAATATCATGTGTATGAGATAACTCATTTACAGTGCAAAAACAGCGCGGTCATTTTCGATCTTTTTCCGCATTGCAATGAGCCGATTATTCAGTTTTTGTGATGTATCATCATCCACCGCACACACTTCCAATGCACGCAAAACACCATTAATTTGATCCATTGGGAGCAGGGTTTTTCCACCTGAGAGGGAAGAAATAATCCCCTTATATTGTGAGACATGACCAGAAACAATTGCAATCTGTTCAGGTGTACTTAGGTCATAATCCAGCTTTTCTGCAATCACCACAGAGAGATTATCTTCCAGATTCTGAGCGAACCATGATTCGAGATATTCTTTTGTGAGTCTTCCACCAGTGGCTTCAGCTTCCAGATATGCGATACATGCATCCACCGAAATTTCTTCATCACTCACAGATGATAGTGTACCCTCAGATGTCTCATACAGACTCCGAATGATCTTATCCTGTACATCCCCCAAGTATGCTTGCATGTATGTAATCAACCGAGTTGCATCATCAGTTGAAATTTCAACTGGGGGAACTGAAACACAAATAGATGGCAGAGGATTCGGGCACTTATCAGTTTTCTTATACCCAATCTTTGCAAGTCGTTGTCCAAACAATGGCGCAGACTTGCCAGATTCAAACAGATTGACATTGTGACGGTTGGAAATATTGGACATAATAGAATCTTTCAAAAGTTTAGGAGATGGGAGTGAGGCAAAATTACCTCCCTATATTGCAATCACATATTTTAAGGAGTGACCCAATATAGGGAGAGAATCTAATATTCTCAATACTTCGCGATAAGTTTTCCAGTTTTATCCCATGCTCTAGCAGAATATCCGGAATTTTGCAGTGCTGATTTTAATTCGAGACTCACAATCTTTTGCGGGTGAGTCACTGTAACCAATTGGTTAGTATGC